CCCTGTTGTTCAGAATTACACTGAAGGAAAAGTAAAGAAGATATGGGTGCAATATGGTCCTCCGATTGGTGAAAAGAACAGTACAGGATATTATAATAACACTCTGCAATTGGCAATTTGCTTTATTGAAGACGTTAAACCTTCTAAGGGGAAGCAATCGCAAGGTGCATCTCCTAATGCTATTCACAGTCTTGATGCTGCTCATCTCGCTCTCACTGTTCATGAGGCTGATTTTCCTATAACTACTATCCATGATTCCTTTGGATGTCTTCTTGCAGATATGCCTAAGCTATATGTGTTAATAAGAAAAACTTTCGTGGAGCTTTATGAGGCTGATCCTCTATATCATATTATGAAGGATATTGGTGGAGACATCAGCAGCGTAGAATTCGGCAATTTAGACATAAATCTAATACTTCAATCGGAGTATTGTTTCGCATGAAAATATATAGAAATTTCAAAGAGTTAGAATTTGCACCAAAACCTATTTATAATAGAATGTGTGAATTAGAAGAAGCTGGTGGCAACTTTGATTTGCCTACTGTTGATTTTATGGAATGGTATGGCGGTGATGTACATCTAATCGAAAAACCAGAAGACTTAAAAGAAATTAAGTTGTATGGTGAACTCTCCGATAAAGATGAAAATGAATGGGCATCCTTAGATGAGCGACCTGGTGTTTTTGACATATGCAATTGGATATCTAGTAATGATTATGTAGAAATTTATATGACTACTTCGGATGCTGGCGGCCCAGTATTTTTCATTCCAAAAGAAATTGCTGAAGAACAGCCCAATGTATTAGAATCTATTAATCTATCTCGAGGAGAAGGTGAATGAAAATTACTAGAAAATCAGTCGCTTCTGGAATCGAAAGGACATTAGACGTAAATATCACGGAAGAACAATATAAGGCCTGGAAATCAGGAACACTAGCGCAAGTAGCCTTTCCCAATGCAACTCCTGACGAACGTGAGTTTGTCATGACGGGAATCACGAAAGAGGAATGGGATGATCTCTTCAAGGAAGAGGGTTAACCTGTAGACAGACGTCTATGGGCACTGACCGTTAAGTTAACCCTCTCAATGAGGGGTTAGAAATTCAATCTGAAGAGGCTATATTGTGATTATCAAAGGTGCTGAATTATATTTCTGTAAGTTGGACCCTAAGCGTCCGAATGCTAAGTTCAATCGTGAAAATCCCACGTGGGAATGTCAGATTCGGACTTCAGATAAGACCGTTAAGAAGGACTGGGAATCCAAAGGTCTGCTGGTAAAGCCGATGGTTCCTGAAGAAGGGCCTCCGTACTTTCGTGTAAATCTTAGAAAGAAGTCTATCAAGAATAACAAAGAGGCGGCATCGCCTGTTCGTGTTCTTGATGGCAAGATGCAGCCATTAAATCCTAATACCATTGGAAATGGTTCTGTCGGTAATGTTCAGATTTATCAATATGAATATCCGAAGAAGGATGGTTCTGGCAAGGGTATCGTTAGCGTACTGATGGGTGTACAGGTTACTAAGCATCTTGTCTACGTTCCGAAACCTCGCGATGATGAGTTCAGCGAAGAAGAGATGGAGACTGTTGAGCCGCCTGATGAAGAATTGGAAGCGGCAGAAGCAGAAGCTGATAAGTTCGATTAATTGAACTAAATGGGGGTCACTCGAAAGGGTGGCCCCTATTTTTTCAAATGAGGTATTTAAATGCAATACACGTATGATACATATGCTAAGAATGAAAGCGTTGAACCACGTAGAAAAGACACTACAACAAATTATGATGAAGCATTTCGTTTTGCAGAACTTTTATCACGAGATGGCATTTATGCTATGACACTAGTCTTTAATAATGTTACAAACAAACTAGAAGCAATCCTAGATAACGGTGATAAATGGCTAGGTTGGCGCACTAGACTCGAAAGAGATTATGCTTGGAAACCACGGATGGAGAAATCAGAAGATCCAGCTTTACCGTTAAAAGCAAAACATCAGTTTGTAGATGATTATGGTTTTCATGAGAAAACTGATGGTATAGATGAAATGAATAAGTTAATTTCAAAAATCACATTTGATGAGTCAGTCATATTGAATAATGGTGATACATTGGAAATTGATACAACCGCAGATGGTGAAATTCTTAGGGTACATGCTGCAGTAGATCCTGCACATTACCAAGCTTTCTTCAAAGATGAGACTAAAGAACTTCAATGGTTAGAAACCATGTGTCGTGTCAAGCGATATCGAGAGAACCCTGATGTATTTATTGGTGCTGTAGAACTTATGGTTCGTAAGTACTTAGATCGCAATGGCGGTAAAGATGAAGAAATTCAAGAAGTTTTGAAAGGTCTATGGTATCATAAGTTCATGGCAGCATATATCAAGAATGGTAAGGTGCCAATTCTTGTAAAGGATGTCGATGCAATTCTAGCGAGAAAATAGATGAGTAAATGGTTGTTCGATATTGAATGCGATGGTCTTTTAAAAGATGCGACAATAACATGGATTATTGTTGCTTATAATTTCAATACGAAAGAAACTAAGCATTGGCTTTGGGATGATGTAGGTTGGAAATATGAATTTAACAAAGCTACTCATCTGATAGGTCATAATATCTGTAATTATGACCTGCCAGTATTAGAAAAGATTCATGGATTTATTCCGCCTAAATCATGCCGAATCCAAGATACACTATTGCTATCCCAGATACTTGATTACAAGCGCTTTGGCAATGAAGGTCATAGTATGGAAGTTTGGGGTAACCACCTTGGTTTTCCTAAGATTCCTTTTGATGACTTTAGCCAATACTCTGAGAACATGAAAATATACTGTCATAATGACGTAAGACTTAATACGTTGATCTACGAAGTTCTCATGAGCGAATATAGAGAGTGTGTAAAGAAGAATCCTAAGTTAAGTCATTATGTTTTAGCTGAACATGCTGCTGCAAGGTGGTGTGCTAAAGCTGCATTACATGGCTGGCCTTTTGATAAAGAAAAAGCATATTCTTTATTTGATCTATTTGAAACAGAAATGGAAAATACTGAGAAAGTGCTTTCTGAGAAACTCGGCTACAAAGTAGTGCCTATTGATAAAAAGAAAGGCATCATTGAAACTAAGAAACCAAGGTGGACTAAAGCTGGTTGCTATGATCAACACACTGCTAATTATTTTGAAATAGATCCTTATTCTGGCTACGAAGGTGAAGAACGTCCCGTTGCTGGTGAATATACTCGTATCTCAATTGAGCCTCTTAAGTTAGGATCTTCTGATGATGTTAAGAAATTCCTATTTCGTCATGGTTGGGAACCTACAGATTGGAATTATAAGAGCGTAGAAGTAGAAGGTAAAAAGCGTCCTGTTAAAATAAAGACATCTCCCAAGATTACAGAAGATAGTTTAGAATTTCTAGGTGGTGATGGCAAACTATATACAGAGTATACTTCAACAAAGTCTCGTCATAGCATCCTTAAGACATGGTTAGAAAACTTAGATGAGAATGATAATTTGCATGGCGATATCATGCTTATTGGGACACCTAGTATGCGTGCTCGTCATTCAATTATTGTAAATGTGCCTTCTACCGATAAACCCTGGGGCAAAGAAATGCGTGAGCTTTTCATTTGTAAACCAGGTTGGAAGATTATTGGTTGTGACTCTGCAGGTAACCAAGCAAGAGGTCTTGCACATTACCTAGGTGATCAAGAGTATATCGATACTCTATTACATGGCGATATCCATCAATATAATGCTAATAAGCTTACTGATGTTCTTTATAGCATGTCCGTCAACCATGAAGTCAAGCGATCACAAGCTAAAAGAATCTTCTATGCTTTCTTATTTGGTGCCTCTGGAACTAAGCTTTGGAGTTATGTCTTCGGAACACCAAATGGAGAAGATGGCGCTAAGTTCAAAAATGGTTTCTTAAAGTCAGTCCCAGGATTTGAAAGTCTAATTGATAAACTGGAGAGGGTATATGCCAGTACAAAGAAGTTCGGGGATGGATATATTTATGGCCTTGCTGGTAATAAGCTCTATGTGGATTCTTTTCATAAGCTACTCGTTTACCTTTTACAGGCAGCTGAAAAGGCAACTTGTTCAGCGGCTCTCATGTTATGTGCAGAACGTCTCGAGGATGAAGGTATTCCGTATATTCCCCTTATTTATTACCACGATGAAATCGATTTTATGGTACCTGAGCAATACGCTGAAAGAGCTGCGGCCATTGGTAAACAAGCGTTCATTGACGGTCCTAAGCTGTTTGGCGTTAATATAATGGATGGTGATGCAAAAATAGGGGATAGTTGGTATGAGGTACATTAAACGTGTACTATGTTTCTTCGGAATACATTGGTCGGGAATTTATGGATTAGGTATGTATGATGATGCAAGTCGGTGTGACATTTGTGGAAAGGATGCATATAATCTTTTCATAATTCATAAAAGAGGTTACTTCCATAAATGACAATAGCAATAATTGATGGTGATGTCTTAGCATACCTTGCTTGTGAATCCAGATGGGATAGTAAACTTAAAGATGGCATGAAGCTGATTGAATTAGATTCTGAAGGTAAAAGAATTCCTTGGGAGTTTACTAAGGAAGAAGATAGATATTACTTAGAAAAGTCTTGGGAAAATTTTCAAAAGAAACTCTTCGAGTTACTTGATACAGTCTTTTGCACAGAATATCTGATGGCAGTAAAAGGTGAAGACAATTTCAGGAATCTTATTTTTCCTGGATATAAAATGAATCGCCATAAAGATCCTACAAAGCAGAATAAATTTGTTCCTACTATACGTAAACTAGCTGTACATCAAGACCTGGCAATTGCTGCAGATGGCTTTGAAGCTGATGATCTTCTCAGAATGTGGGCAGAAGAATGCAGAGCATATAACATTGAGTACGTAGTATGTTCTATTGACAAAGACTTGAAATGTATTCCAGGAAATCATTACTTTATGCATCATAAGAAATTTGAAATGATTTCTGAAGCGGAAGCTATTAAACATTACTACTGTCAGTTATTAAAGGGTGATCCAACTGATAATGTCCTTGGAGTACCACGAGTTGGTGAGGTCAAGGCTGCTAGAATATTGGATGCTTGTAGTTGTGAAGAAGAGTTTCAAGAAGCTGTCGTAGAACAGTATATGAATGCATATGGAGATCTGTGGTATGATCAACTGCTAATCAATGGCAGAATGATTCATATTATGCGTAATGCAAATGATTACTTCGATCCCAAGGAATGGCCTGTTGCAAGAGAGATGAGAAAGGAGCAACTAGAAACCCAAAGGGAAGTCAAAAAGACTGAACCCGGTTGGGTGGAATTGGCACAGGTTGCCAGAGACAACAATGAAATTTGAAGGCGAATTACCTAGCATTTCATCTGTCAACTTCTATAAAAAAGCCTTTAATAACGGTCATTGGAAATTTCCAGAACAGATGGGTGGCGTATGGACTGATAAGAATTGTCCTGTAGGATTCATCTATGTTATTCGTGATAATTACCTAGAACGTTTTTATTTAGGTAAAAAGAGTTATTTTGGTAAGAGTGGAAATAACAAAGGTAAAGAATCTGCATGGCGTTCTTATCAGTCTTCTTCTAAAGCATTAGCAGAAATGTTTAAAGAACGTCCTAAAGAAGAATTTGAATTTATATGTCTAGAGCAATATATGACAAGAGGTACACTAAGCTATTCTGAAACATGGTCTCTATGTTTAGTAGAAGCACCGACTAATGTACGTTGGTATAACACACTAATAGAGAAAGTTTCATGGCCAGTAAAAGAGCCTATATCGCAAAGACATAAAGATCGATTAGCAGACGTGATTCAAATGAAGGAATTCAAAGAATGAAATGGTCAACAAAACTTCTGACACTGAGCTTTTGTATCCTCTTTGGAGGAGGTCTTTCAAATATTATTGCCGATTGGATAACATCAGGCTGGAAGTCTTCTTTTTGGTTTGATCTCATGATTTATAATTTTATTCTTTTAGGTGTTCTATACGAGAAAAAGAAGGAGTAAAATGGGAAAAATCGTCGTAAGTAAACAACCTTGCTTAGATCAAGTAAATTGCAAATCACATGATGCGCGTCAAGTTTACGAGGGCGGCGATTCATTTTGCTTCTCTTGTCAAACATTCTTCCCTCCTAATGATGAGGAAATTGTGACAGAAACTAAAGTATCAAAGAGGATATCACCAGCTGATATTCAAGAATTTAAATCTAAAGGTTTGAAAGATCGTTTAATTGAGACCAAAGTAATGGAGTTCTTTGGTGTCAAAGTATCGATGAGTCCTGAAACGGGTGATATCGATACACATTATTATCCTTATGATGTAGATGTCTATAAAGTAAGACGTTTACCAAAAGACTTCTATTGGATTGGCAAAACACACAAGTTGTTTGGTCAAGATAAATTCAATGGTGGTGGTAAAAAGCTTATCATAACGGAGGGGGAAATTGATGCTCTCTCGATTGGGCAAATGTGGTATGAGCGTTATAAGACCATTTATCCTGTGGTATCATTGTCATCGGCGTCGGGTACTAAGGCGCTTCTTGAAAACAGGGAATGGGTTCGTTCTTTCGAAGAAGTCGTATTATGTTTAGATGAGGATGAAGCAGGTAGAAAAGCTACTGAAGAATGTATTAAGATAATTGGTCTTGATAAAGTAAAGTTAGCCAAGCTTCCTTGCAAAGATGCTAATGATGTTCTAAGACAGAAAGGTTGGAAAGAACTTTTAAAGTGTATCTATGATGCAGCCTCTTATATTCCTTCTGGAATTATTACTAAAGAAGAGCTTTGGGACGCCTTAAAGAATTATAATTCTATTCCTGCGGTTCCTTATCCTGATTGTTTACAGGGTGTTAACACTAAGTTAAAGGGGATGCGTCCAGGTGAAATCACTTTATTCATTTCTGGTACTGGCTCTGGTAAGAGCACTATCCTTCGTGAAATCATGCTTCACATCATTAATACAACTAATGACAAAATTGGAATTGTATCTCTTGAAGAAAGCCCTGCCGAAACGGCCAGAAAATTAGCTGGAATGGCTATTAATAAGAATCCAGCTAAAGAAGAAATTCCTATAGATGAACTTAAGGTCGGTTTCGACCAAGTCTTTGGGGGAGATCGCATTATTTTATTGGATCACCAAGGATCAATTGAGAATGACACAATTGTTGACAAGCTGGAGTACATGTGCCTTAGTGGGGCAAAGTATCTTTTTATTGATCATATCACTATTCTTGTATCTGAAGGCGCTGGGGATAAGACGGGTAATGAAGCACATGATAAGGTGATGAATGACTTATTACGAGTTGTTAAGCGTCATCCTGTTTGGATTGGTCTTGTATCTCATCTCAGAAAGGCTTCTGGTGGAGCGAAATCCTTTGAAGAAGGTAGATTGCCTTCTATTGACGATATCCGTGGTTCTGGGAGTATTAAGCAGATCAGTTTTGATATTATCAGCTTTGCAAGGAATCTTACTGCTGTTAGCGATGTAAGTCGCAATACTATTTCTATGCAAATTCTTAAGGCACGTCAGACAGGTCTTACTGGACTTGTTAATGGCGCAAGATATTCCTATGATACTGGCAGGCTCACTTATTGTGACCAGCAAGAAGAAGCTGAATTAAATCAGGAAGACTTTGAAGAAGACAAATTTGATAGTTGAGGTATCTTATGAAGATGGTCGAATGGGTTACGAAACGTTACTACTATAATTCAAAAAGTCCTGAAAAGTATGGGGAAAGCTATATATTAATGACTACTCGTATTACTGCTGAAGATGCAATCATTTTACAAAAATCTAAAATGGAACTTGAAAACAAAGTTCATAATAAAACCTTCAATTATGAATCTGATGAAAAAGCTTTGAATGACTTTGTTATGGAGAATTGGGGCACAATAATTGAGGTAGAGTGATGATAGAGACTCCCTGGTCAACGGTTGGATATCTAACGTATAAAAGAACCTATGCCAGGAAATTAACTGATGATGGTGATGAAAATGCACCCACGGAAGAATTTCCAGACACTGTAGAACGTGTTATCGATGCTTGTAGAAATCAATTGAATGTAGGATTCACTGAAGATGAAGAAGATCGTCTCCGAGAATATTTACTTCAATTAAAAGGCTCAGTAGCCGGTCGTTTCTTATGGCAATTAGGAACACAAACAGTAGATAAGCTAGGTTTAGCGAGTCTTCAAAATTGTGCTTTTACTTTAGTAGATCAGCCGATACGTCCTTTTTGTTGGGCAATGGATATGCTAGCATTGGGGTCAGGTGTTGGTTATAATATTCAAAAAGAACATGTAGATAAATTACCAGTAGTAAGAGATTGGTTTAGACCGCCTACACGAGTAGCACATGCTGGTGCTGATTTTATCATACCAGATTCTAGAGAAGGTTGGGTTAAATTTCTTGGTAAAACATTAAAGGCAGCATTTCTCAGTGAACGTCCAGAAGCCGGAACCTTTACTTTCTCTACTCAAGTTATCCGTGGCAAGGGGTCTCCCATTAAAGGCTTTGGCGGCGTGGCAAGCGGCCCTGAAGACCTTGTATGGGGAATCGGAAAAATCGCAGAAATCCTTGAAAGAAAGCGTGGAAAGAAAATAAGGCCTATCGATGCGCTAGATATTATGAACATCATTGGTCATATTATCGTAGCAGGAAACGTGAGACGTTCTGCTCAGCTTGCGATTGGTGATCCTGATGATATTGAATTCCTTCTTGCAAAAAGATGGGATATCAGAAATATTCCTTCATGGCGAGCAATGTCTAATAATAGTGTTGCTTGCGATGATATTAGGGACTTACATGAATATTTCTGGGATGGATACGAAGGCAAAGGAGAGCCTTATGGTCTAATCAATCTTCGCCTATCCAGGAAGATTGGTCGACTCGGCGAGGAGCAGTATCCAGACCCTGAAGTTATGGGATATAATCCTTGCGCGGAACAATCATTAGCACCTTATGAAACTTGTTGTTTAGCAGAAGTATTTCTTCCTAATATAGAATCTAAGGAAGAATTCTTGGACATCCTTGAATTGTTGTATCGTATTAATAAACACTCGCTAATACTTAAATCACATCATCCAGAGACCGAGCATATTGTGCATAAAAATATGCGTATGGGAATCGGTTTGACAGGTATTCTACAAGCTACTAAAGAACAGAATTCGTGGCTCAATGAAGGATACGAGTATCTTAGAGACTTTGATTATCGCTATTCCGCAATGAATGGCTTTAGGCGTTCTATCAAATTAACCACTGTTAAGCCGTCAGGTACTTTAAGTCTTCTTCCTGGGGTGACACCAGGTATTCATCCTGCATATGCTCAGTATATGTATCGAAGGATACGTATCGCTAATGGACATCCTTTAGTTGATGTGTGCAAAGAGCATGGTTATCCAGTAGAATTCCAAAAGAATTTAGATGGAACAGAAGACTATAATACTGTTGTTGTGACCTTCCCATTTGCATACCCTGAAGGTACTCGTCTAGCTAAAGATATGACAGCGATCGATCAATTGGAAGAGATTAAACGTCTCCAAAGATTGTGGTCTGATAATAGTGTTTCCTGTACAGTGTATTACAAGAAAGAAGAAATTCCAGAAATTAGAGATTATTTAAAGCGGCATTACCGTAACAATCATAAGAGTCTTTCTTTCTTGTTACATTCAGAACATGGCTTCTTGCAGGCACCTTACCAAGAGGTAACGAAAGAAGAATATGAAGTACTAGTTGATAAGACTGAAATTATTACACAATTATCTCATGCTACATTTGAAAGTAGTGATGAATGTGTTGGTGGTGTTTGTCCGATTAAATAACACAAAGGGGTCAGAAATGGCCCCTTTTTATTTGGAGATGTAAATGGCTAAAGAACCTATGGCTGGACAACCGGATGAATTTGAATTGGAGAGTTTTGTTGAGAAGCTCTGTGAACTCCTTGAAGAATTCAATGCTGAAGACTTCTTGAATGTACCTAATAACATCATTGCAGTATCTATGTGGAATCACGCTTTAAATCTTTCAGAAGCGACAGAAAAATACCTTGAGTTCCTTGCGGAAGAAGATAATGAAGGAAACTGAACTTAACATTGAAGTACTTATTGAAGATCTGACGAATGTACTCAAAACACACGGAATGGAAAAACGAACAGGTATACCTAATAGTACTTTAGCTGAGAGCATGTGGAATCACGCTTTAAATACAACAAAGACAGTTGCAGCTCTTTTTGATTATATTCGAGAAACTAATAAGCGAAATGAGGAAACAAAAGGATGAGTGGCAAACTTGTAATTATTACTACAGATGGTGCTGAGCGTATTCTTAAGTACGAAGGTAAGTCTCCTGGCTTGAAAACACTTCAAGAAGCAGTAGGCGGTTACATCGAAAGAATTACTGCTTATTACGAAAAGAAACATTACACTGCTTGGGTAGATGAAGAAGGTATTCCGAAAAATTTAGAAGTAAATACGCGTGCTATCAAGAAGTATGTACCACAGATTAATAAGTTTCCCATTACAGTTTATGGGACATTAGTTATTGAGGTTCCAGATGACGTTTAAACCTTTACTCGCACCTAATAAAGATCCTCTATCTTACAAGAATTACTTTAAAGAGTTACGTTACCCACTACTTTGTTCTGCTAAATATGATGGTATTCGTTGCATTATTAAAAACGGTGTAGCAATATCACGTAGTGGAAAACCACTCCGTTCATATCAAGTTCAAGAAGAATTCTCAAAATATGAGAATTTTGATGGTGAGCTAATTGTTGGCAATCCTACTGATGAAGGTGTTTATAATAGAACACAATCACACGTGATGTCTTTCAATAAACCGGCAAATTTGCGTTATTATGTTTTCGATTACACTAGTCCTACAATGCTAGATAAGCCTTTTCAAGAAAGACTAAGCATTATTTACAATGAAGAAATGAGCGTTCAATATCAGAATTTTTCTGCTGTAAGTCATGTGTTAGTTGAAGATGAAGCTCAACTGTTAGCCTTTGAGAAATACTGCTTAGATGCTGGCTTTGAAGGTATTATGATGCGTAGTCCAGATGCACCTTACAAACAAGGTCGTGCAACTTTTAATGAAGGTATCATCTATAAACTAAAGCGGTTTCAAGATGATGAAGGGATCATTGTAGGATTTAAGGAAGCATGGGAAAATCAGAATGAGCAAGAGCGATCAGAGCTTGGCTATGCTAAACGATCTTCCAGCAAAGAAGGTCTTGTGCATAGTAACACTCTCGGTGTATTCCTCGTTAAGTTTAAGGGAGACATTATCAACGTATCTTGCGGAAGCCTTTCCCACGAAGAACGTAAACTTATCTGGGAAAATCAAAAGGACTTCCAGGGACAAATGCTGAAATTCCGTTACTTTGATTATGGTGTAAAGGATGCACCTAGAGTAGCACGTGCGCTTGGCTTTAGAGATTTAGGAGATATGTAATGCCAGGAATGAAAGCAGGGACAATAAAAGTATTACTTCGAAAGAAGATCAAAGAGTGGCTTAATACCATCCCTGATACAACAATGCGAGAATGTTTTGCAGATAATGTGATTGTTACTGGTGGAGCAATTACATCGTATCTTCTTGGTGAAAAACCAAAAGATTATGACTTTTATTTAAGAACATATTCCAGTACATTGACAGCTGCAATCCACTACGCACATACTTTTAATAGGACTAATAATATTAGAGGAATTCCTTATGATGTAAAAGTTAGAGAAGAGACGATTGAAAATTGCAAGGGAATTCTAGAGGATCGAATTGTATTCTTTATGCAGTCTGCTGGTGTTGCCGCTGAGTCACAAACAGCTTATCAATACTTTGAATCAGCGCCAGAATCAGAAACACGAGAGTTTAGTGATTCGCTAACGGAAGCACATGTAGATGAACTAGTAAATCATCCCGATTTAGTCGTAGGTTCTCTCGATGAAGAACTCAAAGGTGAAAAACAGAAGGAGCCATATCGTCCTATCTTCTTAACGGACAATGCTGTTTCTCTCGCCAATAAAGTTCAGCTGATTACACGCTTCTATGGTTCGCCTACTGAGATTCATAATAACTTTGACTTTGTACATGCAATGTGTTATTATGATTATAGATCAGATTACCTGCATCTTCCACAAGAAGCATTACTAGCTATTCTTACTAAAAGTCTTATTTATAAAGGGAGCCTCTATCCTATAGCTTCAATCTTTAGAATTAGAAAGTTTCTCAATAGAGGTTGGAGAATCTCAGCAGGACAAATGCTGAAGATTATGTGGCAGATAAATAGCCTTAAGTTAGATGATCCTAAGGTATTGCGTGAACAACTCTTAGGCGTTGATCAAGCATATATGCAGCAAATCCTTGGACAACTGAGAGATCTCAAACCACACGAAAAGATTGATGGTGCGTATCTGATGTCCGTAATCGATAAAATATTTGATGAATAGGAGCCAAGATGGATATTACTGACCTAGTGAAAAAGACCATTGTTGTTTGTATTACTATTCTATTATTCTTTTTCTTTGCAAGTTGTACTATGGGATTCTTTACCGCAGCAGTACTCAGTTAGTGACAAGAGGTGTTTAATACGTTTCGATGAACTTACTGGACTTCCAGGGGTTCGCAGGTGACACGCAGGACCGGCCCATGGCTCCCCTACAGGGGTCACCCCGCGTGTGTGCCTGTGAGCCTCTCTGGAGGCCTGGTGGGGCGTTTGAGTGGTGAAGGAGGGCAACTCGGCCTAGACCGTTGAGTTAACCCTGATTTTGACTAAGCGTATAGTCGCTACGCTAAAGCGACATTTCTATATTGCTAAGGAATGACTAAATGACATCGCAAATCCGTAAGGGTTTTATTATTGATGGTAAGATCTTCGATACCAATGCGGAAGCTCAGGACTATGTCCGGCGTCCTAAGATCAAGACGGCTCTGCTTGCTGTAACGGCGAATAAGGCTGAATTGGCTGATTGGTTACTCGAAAATCGCGAAAGCGTTGAAATGGCTTTCGAAGCGGGTACGATCAAGCGCGTTACGAAGAGCGAAAAGAAGAAGCTTGAAAAGGCTTGTGAAGCTCTGAAGGAACTCCCGCATGATCCGAAGACGGCCTTCCTGATTGACAATCTGGATGCTGTCAAGGAATCGTTCCGCTGGCCGTCCGTTACTCGTATGAGTGATGAAGAGAAGGTGGTTGCAGCTAAGAAGGTTCTTCTGGATGCCTCTGAAGGTGACGAAGCTCTGGCTGCTTGGATTATCGAAAACAAGGAAGCTGTCCTCGCTGCCTATCAGGCAGGTATCGAGAAGCGTGTTGTTTCCGAGAAGGCATCGGAAGGACTTGCTGCTTATCGTGCGAAGCGTGCTGCTGAAAAGGCTGCCGCTGAAGCTGCGAAGAAGTAAGCATGATGGATTTGAGCATATCCATTCAATAAATTGCTTGATGACGATGTAACATCTAAAAACATTTGTAAGACCTTGGGGATATGTCTTTAAACTATCCCCATTCCTATAGGCTAGCGGTACGGCCTATGAAAGTATACCCTCTTGAAACAATCAGAGGATTAATTTCAAATGTACCGCACAAACTAAATGCTAGAGTCATAGCTAACAATATTAGACTAGCCGTCATAAGATATTGTGAAGTCTTTGGGGCTGTCGGCTTACCCATAGACATGACTATTTAATCCCCAACCGGAAGTTGGTGAAGCTACGTGTCTCCTCGTGATATCGATGCCCGAATATTGTAGCGAATCGGGCTACTTAATTTCAAGATGAATGGTGTTAATACATCGTACGTAAATGTAACACTTTAAATGATGTT